TCCATAAGTCAGAAATGGCTTGTTTCATCATTTGACCAGCCATTTGAAAAGCAGGTCCTATTGCTTTGGCAGATTGTGCCATAGAAGTGATTGCGGCTAATGCGGTCATAGTAATTCATCCAGTTCATTAAAGTCGTAATCTAATCGTACAATTTCCCTTGTTCCTGCTTTTTGTTGGAGTCGTCTTTCTTCTTCCTGTCTTATTTGCTTTTGACGCTTCTGTTCTTCTGCTATGTTAGCCCATACTAAGGACTGTTTGAAGATACTTTTTGGCAGTTCATATACTTCACCTAATGATATGTTGTAATGTTGAGATATTATGTAAGCCCATTCTTGTATTTGTAATTCGTAATTTTGAATTGGGTCTTTGTTTTTTCGTTCAAGATAATTCGAGACAGTTATTCTGTCTCGTTGGTAAAATTTCCAGTTATATCCTCCAGAATTTCATTTGGTTTTGGTAAAACTTTTGAAATTTGGTCGCCAACATAACCGTTTAAATTAAGCAGTTCGCTTACGGTTAGTTCAGGATTTGTCTTTTCTATCCAATGTGAGAAAGCGTATCGCCAGTAGGCTTGGAGATTGAATTTCACTCCACCGCTTTGAGTAATGTTTAGTAGTTTTTCAACGGATTGCTGTATATCGAAATAAGAAATATCCCTTACCCACACTTCCATAAAAAGTGAAGGGTCGTTTTTATCAGTAGATATTTCATGCTTCGTTGCTTTGTCGTTCCTTAGTAGTAGGTTCTTGTTCTCCGTTAATGTTTTCTTCATTTGTTTCCTCTCCATTGGATGCGGCTACTTCGTCAGTAGGGGCTTCCGATTCACCTTCAAGGGCTACTTCATCAGTAGGGCTTTCAGGTTCCTCTTCGGGAATAATACCTTCATCATTTTGCTTTAATCGCAAAACAATCTCGGCCTTTGTGCCGTATACTGGTAATCCACGCTCTTTACAAAGTTCACGTAGTTCAGCAACGGTTAGAGAATCGTATTGTTGTAGGTCTGTAGGGAAAGGATTGGCATCTACAGGAACAGGAACAGGTTCAGACTGTACTTCTTCTTCTACTTTTACTTCTAAAGTAGGATTTAGTTGTCGCATAATCCAATTGTGAACTGAAATAATATCAGTAAATACAACACTTTCATCGAATGAAACATTGTTTTGCATACAAGCCCATTCAGCATATCCTTGAATACCAAGACGACGAAATTGATTTGTTGATGTATACATACTTTCACCTCAATATTTTAGAATTGTATCACGGGATAGAACCTTAATTGCTTTAGGCATAATCTTCATTGTACTCTTCATTACACCCTTATCTTCTGGAATTTGCATTGGTGCTTCTACAATATAATAGTCATCTATGAGAACGACTAATTTTTCTGTAGCGTCAGCGGCAGTAGTGCCTCTTGCTTGTTTTTCAAATTCAATAACAATTTGATTGGTTGTAGCACCTTCTGTATGAACACTAAATTCAGTTTGTGAACGCATCTTATGATAGAAGATTGGGTCATCGACAACAATTTCCATAGTCATTTCATACGAGGTCTGTCCCTCAACCATGATAGAAGCGTTACGAGAACCAGCGAATGGAACTTGGGATTCGGCTGAACCTGTTGCAATACTTGTGTTGTTAATCGTATGGAATGCTTGCACTCCAGTTTGACCAGTCAATGAAAAGTTATGCACTTGAGCCACAGTTTGACCAGCGACTTTGATTTGTCCATTGTAAAACATAAATGGTTTTTGTGTGCCAATACCGATACCTGATTTCAATCGGTTAAAATTAGTATTTGCTGTATCATCAAACATTCGATGAGGGTTATATCGACTTGTACTTGTGTTAGCGGTTTCTAATCGACCTGTATCAGTAAAACAAAGAGCCGCATTGAAGTTTACAGACAGTCGTAGTGCCGCATCATTATCGGTTGTTAGTGTGAAATCAGATACTTTACATCCTCTAAAGATACGTGTGAGGTCCTTTGTATCTGCTATTGAACCGTCTACTACAGTACTGCTGTCTACATCACTTCTTCGTTGTGAAACCTCAATACTAAATGAAGGCAAAATACTTCGACTGTAAATCAAGTGAGTGATAGGATTAGTAATTGTACCATTCGATGCTATAGCAGGGGCTTTTGTGTTAGGTTCATCATCATAATCAAGCAATGCTACAGTAGAACCACTTTCATGTGAAAATGTAAGTGGTTGGTCAAGATATACATACGTGTTAGCCGTTTCTGCTACACCGATGATACGTCGAATTTCATACCCTTTTGCTTGGTCAAAGTCCCTGTCGTCTATTGATAAATTCCACGTTGCGTCCGATGTTGGGTCTGTAGTACGAACTGCATGGTCGCTTACAATATCCACCGTAGCAGATGCATCACCACCAGTAGTATCTTTGAGTAAAATATATTTTCCTACACCTGCATTTGCAGTAGCGGCAAGAGTAACAAACGATTGACCAGCATGAGCCTTTGCTGATAGTGTTGTTGCTTCAGTTGATGTACCAATAGTTCCTACTACTTCATTACCCAAACAGTATTTTAGCCATCGTGCTGAATGGAGGTTGACTTCAAATGAACCCCCTTCTGTAGTGAATTTACCGGGAACTTGTACAGATGTATCACGGCCAAGTCCTACTACGTGGTAACGCTTCAAATCGACTTTTGTTTCAGGAAGTACAATTGCATTCGCAATACCCAAAAATTGGTCAATAAGAAGTGATTCAGAAGGTGCGCTTGTAGCACTATCCGATTTTGTGAATGTAAGAGTTGCACCAGAACGAGAACCGCCTGTAGTAGCCACCGATAACTCAAAATGTGTTGTGTCTGTTACCGATGCAACATATGCACCAGTAGGTATTGCCCCGCTTCCAGAACCTCCAGATACCGTAACTATCATTCCTACTGCAATTGCAGAAGAAGCACCATGTGTAATTTCAGTTTCGTTAGTATAAGAAGCACCCGTTACTGTGAATGTCTCGTTTCTTTCAGTATGTCCAGCGGTGTCCATTGGTGGTGTCTTGTAAGGTAGAATTGAAAGTACATCATTAGAATTAACAGTTGTACTTGATACAGCGGGACTGATTTTCATTGTTGCCCCATCATTTTCTATAATGGTAAATATTTTTCCATCATCTATACCTTTGAATGTGAGTTGAGAACCAACAAGAGCGTTCTTAGGATATTTTAGTTTACTTGTATCTGCTTCAAATAAAGTAGTATTCAATTCTCCGCTAAATCGAATTGTAGTTACACCGTTAGCATTCGTGAGTGCAAATTGGCAATCAACGTTATCTATTATGTCTAAACCCGTTTCAGGCGCAAACGCTACTTCTGAAACATCTCCCTTGTATACTGTTGATGGCATTCTTCTTCACCTATGGTATTAATTCTGCTAATATTACGACTTCTATTTGAAATGTCATTCGGAAAAGGATTTTACTGCGGTCAGATAAGTCAGTTCGAGTTTTGAAAACAAGTCTATCAAAGTTTGTCCCATCCCCCTTTCTTTTTGAGTGAACCAGTCTGCGAATCTCGTTCTCAAGTAATTGCAGATGCTTCCTCCCTTTAACAGTTCTTACGTCTACGGTTATATTTATGCGTGTCGTAACGAAATCATAGAATAATTCTGGTGCTTCTTCGTTGTGCGCCGTTTCGTAACATAGCACGAAATCATGCTTCTGCAAGTCAAGACGCTTTCCATGCTCAGGACCCGTATCTGTAATGTCGAGAACTACTGGCCTGTAATTGCCCGTGTTGCCTCGATTCCAATCAGTTTTGAAAATACTGATAAGAGCATCAAGTCCTTCTGTCCATGTTGCAACCATAGTATCAGTCCACCAGTTCCATGCTTCTGTATGCACCTGCACCGTCATTATTAACAGTAATTCGAGTCTTAGCATCCTTTACTGTTGCATCAAATGATTTTAATTCTATTTTTCCATTTACATATCGTAATCCCTGTTCTTGTAAAAAGGGACTTACTTCAAACATTCTCTTGTCTGTTGCTTCTTTAAGTTGTCTTTTTTCTGTGGCATTAAGAGGTTCATTTGCTATATTTACTAACACACCATCTTTAATTTTAAATCCCATAGCCCCTGCTTCAATACTTTCCATTTTATCTCTTAAATCGGGTGGAGTATTCAACGCTATCTCCTTAGTTTCCTTTTGAAAAGTAATATCATTGATTAACATTTCATTTGAAATGTTATGATAATCTCTTCCAGTTTTTCTAAAACTTATATCATCACTCATACGCATTAGGAGAACACCACCAATTCGATGTACTTAGGCAACGTTCTGTCTATTTCAGACTGATAAAGTTGAATTTTACTGGTCAAGTCTATGTTTTGCGTTCCTTCTGGAATGAGTACTGAACGGTCATCAGCCATGAGTAATTCAATAGCAACCATCTTAGTACATATATCTTCTATTGCTTTTTCTAAGTAACGTTCACCATAAATGTAAGCCACCTTAATTGCATTCCATTCAAAGAACGGATAGGAGTTGTTGAAGTAAATAATACCCATTTCCGGGTCAAGCCACCAGTCTCGTAGTCGCCCTACGTCGCCGCTACTTGAACCACCTTGTAGGTCTACAAGTAGAGAGTTCTGTGTGATAGTTCCTGTTATTGCGCCTAAACTCCCTGTTACAGCAACACATCCTGTAAAGGATGTAGCGGTCTTTCCTGTGTATCGGAAAACATCACCGCTTGCATCTACTGCCACACCAGCGTGTACGAAACCTTCTGTTGGAATATCAACTGGTTCACCATCAACAATTTTTGTAACAGTAATTGTAGTAGAATCAAGACTTGAGAACGTAGTAGAAGCAGAAGTTGTTTGGTCGAGTTTAATATTTGAATCTGTTGTTACGATACTACAAGATTCTCCAGCCTTCACGCCTCTCATAGAAGTTACTTTCACCGTACCAGTACCTAAATCGGAGTTTGCCGATGCTAAAAATTCGTTATGTACTGCTACATTAGATGCTGAACCTTCTAATATAAACGCAGGACTGAACTCTACTGCGGTCTTACTTACACGGTCCTCCTTGTTAAACAAGTCAGCCAAGTTTTGTGCGGTTGTAGTAGATTCAAAATCGGCTCTCCATTGATTAGTACCTGTACCGGGAGCAAGTGTAACTACACTTCCAGCACCATTACCGGGAGACATATAGATTGAACCTGTAATTGCATTTACATCTTCTGGAATTTTTATTCTTACTTCTGCCGCACCGATTTCTCGATAGTCATCACCTTGCCATAATTCGATACGTAGAATTTGTTGTACGTTACGGAACAGGAGAGGTGCAGTACCCACATAGTCAGTATAGTACCGTCGTCGGTATGGCTTGTAAGTATCGAAGTTAATGTATTCCGCACTAACGAGATATGGTCGCCATGCGTTGTGAGTAATGTTGTCAATGCGGTCTTGCATTCTTTGTATAACGTGGTCTACTTTGTCTTTCGTTACACCACGAGTTTTGCCGTTTGTAAACGACGCTTGATTCTGAATGTAGCCGTTATCCGCTACTTGATATTCTGATGCTGTAATAGGTGAGGTTGTAAACGTAATTTTAACATGCCCAGTACCAGCACTATCTCCACCTGTACTTGCACCTATGGCTGATATTTCTAAATCTTCTTTTCCAAATGGGTCAGCATCGCTGTAAAGTCTTACCTTATCACCAACGGTGAAACCGTGATTGCGTAGGTCTGTCCCTGTGATGTACACAGCGTTGGCATCACCATCGGCAGACATTAACACCGCATCGGTGGGGCTTATGTCAAGTAAATCAGCGACTTTTTGGGCGGTTGTGTACACAGTAGCAGTAGGGTCGAGTGGCCTTGTTTCAGGCTCGCCGGGTGAAAATACTACTGGCATACATTACCCTCCCTCACGATTTCAATACACTCCAAGCATCACGGAATCCACGAATGTGTGATACCGCTTTTTGTGCCATGATTCTTTCAAGAAGTTCATCTTCACTCTTTGGTCTGTCGTCCTCTTCTTCTGGTGGAGGCATATCATCTTCATCTTCTCCATCATCCATGAATTTGTTGTCAGGCTTTAGATTGCCTGTCCCGTCCATGATTTCAGACATGAGTTCGTCTTGTGCAGTTGACTTTTCAGGGGCAAACTCTTGGTCAACAGCCGCTTGCTCACCTGCTACATCAGGCTCACTAAGCATTTGTTCAAGGTTTTGCCCCTCAAAGGGTACTCTTTCGCCCATGAATTTGATACTGTGCTTTTCAGGATTGGCTACAGCATCACGCATCATTGTATCACGAGCCGATTGAAATCCTTCACCAGTTGGGTCTTGACCTGCGGCTCGCATCTGTTCAGCAACTTTACGATTAGCAAATTGCTGTAGTTTCATTTCGTTACCATCAGCAAGAACTCTTTGCCTATGAGGTTTCATTGCTTTTACTAATACTTTTACCATTAAATCACGCTCGGTTTGTTTCATCTCGATGTCCTAAGTTGTATTCCATAGGTTTTTCGCAAGTTGCACAAGTTGCTCTCCATAGGAAATGGAGGAATCCACAATGTGTACAACGTGTTCCTGAACCGATATTGAGGACATCACCAATATCACGGTTTCGATTACGTTGCTCTCTTGTTACACCCGCTAACGGGTGTTCCTTTTGGTCTGCGAGGCCACTTTTGTCTACGTGTACACCCTGCTTACTCGACCTTACTATGTCGGATAAGTCAAGGCTTCTAACATCGAATCCCATACTTACTCACCTCAAACTGTGTAGGTAAGTAAGAAATAATGGTTACCAAGCGATGTGAATGGTTCTACACTAATGAGTCCAGTTGTACTTCCCGCCGATACTCCAAGAGCACCTGTACCACCTGTGGCACGAATATCTGCTTGAATAAGCGCAGTTGCCGTTCCGTCAGACATCATTTTAGGACTGTAGGGACCGATTACTCGTGAGCCATAGCCACTTAATACTGCCATGAGGAATCACCTCAGCGTTGTCCGAGAATCCACCAGCGGCCATCTGCTGTGTTTGCAGTTTGTGTAGCCGTTTGACTTCCTGCTTCAAAAACAACAAATTGATTTGTTTCATCAATAGAAACTTCGATAGCGTTTTGCAAAAGAGTAACTCCTGCTTTTCTTGCACCCAATCTGCATAGAACATCGTTATTAGTAACGGCAACTAAAAGTCCACCACCAAAAGTAATTGCAGTAGCCGTTAATGCCGTAATGACTCCATACCTTCGTCCATCTGTATGATAAACTGTATCTCCGATATTAAAGTGAAGTCGTGCATCAACGGTGTCAACTGTTAATTCTGTTGAGGCTGTCGCCGCCGCTTCTGCTTCTGCCGCCAATACGGGTGTAGCAGTAATGCTTGTTAGGTGTCCACCAGCCGCAAAGACTGTTGAAAGTATTCCATCGAATGATACATCAATACCACCGTCAGTAAAAGTTCCAGTCATCATGAGCATGTCGCCCATTACGTGTGTTCGTGTGTCTGTTGTATTTCCTGCTGCCATAATTAATCATCTCCATTTTCTGTTGGTTTCAAGTGCTCGTCTACAAGAGTGAGTGCCTTTGTTTTAGTGATGTAGCCATTAGGTAAATCAACGTTTTGTTCGTCAAGCCATGTAAGTATGTCTTTTCGACTCCATCCGTTGTCTGGTAATCCATCATTTCCACCATCGACTGTAACTCCTTCATCTCCTTCGATAAGAAAGTGTCTTTCAGGTAGAGAATATCTCCACTCGTTAAGCCACTCTTGTGTAACCTCTTCTCCTTTTCCACGAATCCACGAAGCATTTGAATCTCTTCGTCTTCGTTCGTAGAAGGGACCTGTGTAGGTTACAGAAGGCACTTAATCACCCTCAGTTAAGCAAAACCGCCGTTACTGTTCCAGCACCGCCAGCCTCTCCGTGAAGGACGAGTGCTGGAAGAAGTGCGCCAGTCTTAGCGGCAGGGGCCGCACCAGTGTTAGTGAAGGTTGCAGATAGGGTCTTGTCGGCTACTGCGAAAGTAGTACCGAGTACTCCAATAATTTTTGAAGCCCCTGCTGTAAGAACTAATACTTGTTCAGCAGCATCAGCAAGTGTGAATGCAATTTGTACCAATCGCATACTTCCTGCCGCTTTTCCATCGGTATTTTGTGCGGTAAAACCAGTAAGGCTTCCGGGGTATGAACCACCAGCATTACCGTCTAACCAATCAGTTTCATCGACTGGTGTTCCTGTACGCAAGTCAAGGTCCAAAAGAACCGATACCGTTCCAGTGGTAAAATCAGCGTCATCAAACGATATTGTCAAGCCTTTTTGTGTCTTTGTTTCTGTTGTCATAATAAATCATCTCCATGTATTTTTTTCCATTAGCCTCACTTCAAGTCTCGGACTGAACCGTGACCTCCGTAGAAAGTAGTCCATAGTTCTCCCATAGTTCGGTACATACCCTCTTGTCCAAGACGGTTAATAGCGAATGGGTCACCAGTTTCGATACCACTCTCAAAGTATTGCGTTGGAATTGCTGTGCTAAAGTACAGGTAATCAGTATCAAGGAAGTACATACGACTTAGAGTATCGGTTTGTACATCTTTTGATGGAATGATTGGAACACCGTTGTATGTTGCAACAATGAAACCTGCTTCAATACCCGGTACACCCTTTACACCGTTGTAGGTTGGGGTGACACGCTTCTCTTCAAGGAAACGTTGTTGGGATTGTAGAAGTTGTTGTAGACGCATGAGTGTGTCGTACCCTGTAAGGATAACCTTCGGGTTACCACCACGAGTCCAGCACTTCTGGAAGAGTTCATCAAGATGGTCGAGGGACAGAACACGGTCTGTTCCGCTGTTTTCACTAACTTCCGAGTAAGACCAAGAGTTTGCACTTCGGTCAATACTGTACATGTCGATGTCAGTTCCAGTTTCGTTTGAACCAACCGTAATACGGTCAAGTGATTCAAAGTCGTTACCTGCAACTACAGCCTTGTCTGCGGTCATCATCTTGTTGATGTGCTCTGCGTGGTGCTTACCCATTTCTTCCTTTAGGATAGAACGGATGTCGCCAAGTCCATCGTCCTTGTCAGCAAGGAACATTGCGGTTTCGCTCATGTCGAATGTGTGAACCACAGTCTTAGGCTTGGCCGCAATATGCTGGAAGGTCGGCTTGGTTGTGTCAGGAAGTGTTGCGTTCTCTGCAACACCGCCGCCAACAGCGAAGGAAGGACGTTCTGTGATGACTCGCCATCCACTTCGTTCCCACGGACGCTTTGGTAGAATTGAGAATGCGTTAAATTCTTGGTTTAGTTGGGACCAAACTTTACGACCATAAATCGCTTGGTATGTTCCCGCTGTCGAGGAAAGCATAGGTGCGTCAGCCTTGAGCAACTCGCTACCGGAGTAGGAGTAACCCATTGCGTTGCCAGCACCGTAGTAGTAGCGTTCCATGTCAGTAATGCTTCGTATGTAATCTCTTGCCATTGTTCATCATCTCCTTAGATTAGTTGCTTCCCCTTATTGCCTTGTCAGCGAGGTTGTGTACCTCGTCCCAAGACATGTTACCCAAATCTTGGGTGGAGGGAATTTCAATGTTTGGTGAAGAAGCCGACTTACGGATTGAAACGCTCTCGGTTGAGAGGTTGTCAATTCGCTCGGAAAGGGACTCAATAGACTTGAGTACTTCCGATAGTGGCTCACGAGCATCAAAGTGTGCTCGTGCTTCTTCGTTCTTAGCAATCGTCATCTCTTGATTAAGACGGGATGAGAACTCGGATTCAAGGTTACCACGGAATTGTTGTTCCATTGCCGCCGCTTTGTAAACTTCGTAAGCGGCTTCGATGTCGGATTGTGAAACTGTAGAGGCTGAAAGGTAATCTCCCTTTGCAACTTTAGCAGGTCCCATTGCACCAGCAGGTTGCTTTCCGCCACCTGCTGTGAGTGCGGAGATAGCACCAGTTGATGGGTTGCCACCTTCTTGTCCACGTCCACGAACTTGACCACCAAAGTAGTCAGCACCGTCAACGGAATCAGGATTGTCGAATCCACCCATTTGTTGCTTTTGCAAGTCATCAAAGTGTGCTCTTGCTTCGTTGGTGTTTACACCAGCAGATTTGAGAGTATCTTCCATCCAGTTAAGGTATTCAGATGAGATAACATCGCTGAACTCGTTGCCCTTTGCGAATGGATTACCTTCTTTCTTTTCATCGGGTTTCTCATCTTCCATTTCTTCATCTCCTTTTTCTTCGGATTTTTCATCGTCGGTTTTTTTGTTTTTCATTGATGCTTCAAGAGCAGGTGGTAATTCACCCTTTTCCATTGCATCGAGTCGTGCTTCAAGTCTTTCCATTACTGTATTCAAATCAGTCATATTGTTGTCCTCCTTTAAAATACTAAATTGTGCTTCAGGGTTAATACCTTTTTCACAAATAGTAATCTCATGCAATTCCATCTTTGAAATCTCTTGATAGTCGCCTTTTACATTGTCAGACTTTCGCACTCGCTTGAATGCTTGTCCTCCAATGGAAAATCCACGAAGGTTACCCTTGCGGATTTCAGCGGCTACTTCACGAGCCTTCTCAATATCATTGCGGAGTTGAACGACAACAAACATTCCTGTGTCGTCGCATTCGGACTTCCACATTCTTCCATTGTTGTCTACGTAAGAATCCAAGACTTCACCGACTTGGATGTTTGAATGAGCGAGTTGTACATTGCGGTACTTCTCACTCTTCATGAAACCGTCAAATGCACTCTTAAGAGCACCACGAGTGATAAGGTCGCCTTGTTTATCGACCAACTCAACTGATGCATATCCAGCAACAACGAGGTCGCTTCCACTCTTGAGGAGTGAAAGACCCTGTTCCGGTTGCTTGAGAGCGAGCATTGAATTAACAACTCCTCGTCATGGTATATAGACCCCTATTATACCTTTGAAAGTACTGGAGTATCATTTTCATAGTCTAAATGAAGGTTTTCACCATCTTCTGTTGAAACATCAACAGGCTTCATGTGCTTTGGTTTTTTAAATTCTTTATCTTTTTCTTCATCAGTTCTTCCATCAAAATCTGGAAGGTTTTCTTCTTCTGTGATTTTTGTAGGTCCACTTGGTGATTCCGTAGGTGTACCTACGTCAATTCCCAAACCTCTTGGTCCAGTCCATGTCAATTTTTCTTTTGTAAGTGTATCAAGTGTTCTTAGAATAACTTCAATAGCCTTTTTCTTATCTTCTGGTTTGAGTAATCTATTTTCATCATCTTCTTCCAAAATACCTACAGAACCTTCTTCCATTTCTTTTGGTGTATGTTTTTTAGGCGGAGAACTAAACTCTTCTTCTGATTTTAATACTCCTGATAACATGAGTGGTGCTACAGAACCCCAAAACGGTTGAAGGCTCTCCGCTAATGTTACTGCATACTGATTTTTGAATAGTAAATCCATATTCCCTTGAGGGGAATGGAGATACCACATATCCCCTACTTCATCTACTTGATATGTTACAGTATCAATATCTTTGAGAACAACACGGAAGCCTTCTTCATCGTATTCTATGTTGTGTGGAATGTTGATTGCAGAATAAGATTTTGTCAACAAGTCTAATGATTCAGCACTTGCAGGTCCTTCACCTTCACCTACACCTTCTATTTGTTTTACTTGTACGGTGAAAACATTTCTTTGCCCACGAGTTTTCTTTGTAACTCCACTTACTGATACTCGCACTACATCTCCAACTTTGTACGCTTTATCTTGATTACGTGCTGTACCTACATCCATGTAGTACTCACCCTTGTGTTCAATCGCTCGATTAGCCAATCCACCATCGTCAATAAGAGGACCCGCACCTAATTGATATGTGTAAGGACCATTGCCTCTTCTATCAAGAACAATGAAATTGTAATCACGAGTTGGTCTATACAATACCCACTTTGGGTGTCTAAATTCTCCACGCATATATGTGGACTTAGAATCTCTTAGCAAAATATTCTCATGTTCTTTTTGCATTCGTTCTACACTTTCTTTGAGTCCTTCACTATCTGTTACCTTTGTATCGTGAGGACCCGGAACAATAACATTCTCATGACTTTCAAATTGTGAACGTATGACTTTGATTCGTTCAAAGACTTGCATATCTGTAATATCAGTATTATCATAATTTAGAATGTCAATAACATTCAAATCTTCATCGCCAAGAATAGTATCTATTGCAAAATTATTGTCGTTGACTTTTTGTAATGCTTCTCTATGAGCCTTTTTCAGACCTACTTTTTTACCTGATTCATTGAGAGCAGTTATCTCTTCACCATTTTTAATTATCATAACTCGCTTTCCGTCGTACCATTTTGATACAACCCACGAACCACTAAATCCACGTAGATGTTCTAAATCACTTAGTTCAAAAATACGGTGCATTGGGCGTATTAGAGGATTCCATTCAGGTTTATCTTCTTTCATGAGTAAAATATCAGGATTGAGTAACCCTTCTATGTAATCACTCATTTCACTCAATGCTAATTTACTTGGGTCCTCATTCATAGCAATAAACGTTGTAGGGTCAATACCACTTATAGGAAGTCGAGATTCTTGTGCGGGTGGTGCATTGTTCCATACTTGTTCACGTAGTTCTTTCCCATGAACCATATCTGTAAGTTCGTGTGGAACCGAGTGATACAATCCTTGTTCTACATATTGTCCTGCCTTAATTTGACCATCGGCTGTAAATTCACAACCAACAGAAGGATTTGCTAACCAACCACTATGGTGTGCGCCAGCATCAAACGAATCTACGATACTTCCGTTGTTTGGATTAGAAGAACCGACAGGAATTTGTGTCATTCCTGCTCTTGTAACTATTGAAGTAGTAGGTTCTTCTGGTCTTTCTTCTTGTTGTACAGAAGGATTGTAATGAATAATAGAATCAAGATTGTTTCTTGTTTCAGCAGTAATCTGTGGTCTTCCCTTTCCAGCAGAACCTTTTTTCTTTCCTTGTGCATCGTATACATCGTTATTGATGTATTCTAATCCATTAGCATCAATGGCAGAACCAAATTGAGTGTTTGAGTTCATAAGTTGCTTAAATCTACGAGGAAGTGCATGGATATACTGTGCTTTTTTGTATTCTTTATCTGAATTTATTTCTTTATGCAATTCTTGTACTGCATCGTGATAGCCTAATGTTTGTACCATAACTGCAAACTTCTGTTCAGGATTAAGTTCACTTCCTTCTTTCTCTCCTAACGATTCATCATGCATATGAGAAATGTCTGTCCCATGTACATCTGTTATACCCCCATGAGAAATGAGTTGATTAACAGTACTTGCGTGTAATGGTTGATTCAAAGTGTTAGAACGCTCAATAAGTTCTCTTGCATGTTCTTTCGACTGTGGTGTTTTTTCTATTGCTAACGCTTCAAGAACTTCGTCTACGCTCATGTTACCTGTAATTTGAAAACCATGTTCTTGTAGATGTGAAGCAACATTTTGATGAAAGCCTTTATTTTCAGCAGGTTTTGTTTCTACATCTGTAAAATCAACCCCATACCCTGCTGTTGTTAAACCGTGTACAGAATGAGAAACGTTGGAAATATATCGTTGAGCATCACGAAACATCCTTGCATTGTTATCAATAAATTTCTGTGGGTCATTCGGGTCAAAAGCAGTTGGGTCTGCTTCTTCCATTTTTTCCTTTATCATTGGTGCTACTTTAGCAACTAAAATTCTGTGCGCCTTTGCCATCTCTTCTTCTCTCTTGGAATCTATTTTCCAATGAGTCGTTCCTTTCCCTTGTACGCCTTCTATTGCTTTTTGTTGCATTGCAGTAAGTTTTGAAGTTACATCTGTTAGTTTTTCTCTTATGAGTGGTTTATCTATTTCATCTGCTTCATTAAATTCTTGAAGTAATTCATCAGATTTATCTTGTAATTTTTGCTCTTTATCAATAGCCGGTAATGCACCACCAAAACTTATTGCTGTACGAACTGCATCTTCCATTGTAGGTTTTCTATGTTTGTATGATTGAGGTCGGTCTTTTATATCAAGATGAATATCATCTAATAATCCTTCAACAATATCTCCTATTGGGGTTGTATCATTTACAGCATCGAAACCCATTTTTTCACGTAAATCTGTAAAATCTTCTGCTTGTAAATATTCTAAAATATCTCTTGGTTTTTGAGAACCAATAACCTTTGTTATGTTCGTGAGTAAACGAAGTCCAAATGCTCGTTTACTTGTGTTCAAATAATCTTTTACTTTATTGTATGAAGGTTTTGATACTCCCCAATTCAAAAAAGAAAACATATCGTCTGGTGTTTCTCCTCCGCTTACTTCTCCTTCACCTCTTAGTAAATCATTAAACGATGTAACAGACTTTTCACTTGGTGTATTCAAATGGTTTTGGTAACCAAATCTCATTATTCTTTTGTGAGTATCTGCGGCGTTATCATATATCTGTTTATCACTACTGTATGGTACATAACCACGATAAGTAGCGTGATGTAAAAATGGATTTCTTGTTAACGTACTATCAAACGGTTTTAGATGTGAACCAAATATTTGTCTGTCTTTATCTGTCATATGGCGTATCATATACTCATACTGTGGTGAAAGTGATGATTTATGTTCAGTAAAATTATTTTTAGTCGTAGCACCTTCTCTAAATCCACTATGTGATGTTCCACTCGGTATTGGTCTTGAAACATTTACAGGTGAAAGTATGTTTTGAATAAGTTTAGGTGCATTATGATAAACATATTTCTTCGTGTTTGCATCAAAATGACCTTGTTCTTGAGAGCGTTCAGGCATAAAATGTGCGGCAAGAGATAAATTGTTTTGATTAGGTACTATCGTTTTCTTTTCCCCCATAGTACCTGATTCATGTACTTCACCAAGTAAGGAATTACCATCTTCGTTAGCAGTTAATGCGTGTAGAATTTCATTGTATGTAGATAAAGACATACCTGCACCACCAGCACCCTGATACAATTTATTCCAAAAGTTTCCGGGTCCGTAGGTATAATCTCCATCTTCACTTGTACGCCAATACGAGGGTTTATCTTCCGATGGATGAGGACCATGTGCCGCTTTTAGGAATGATAAATGTTTACGAATATCTTTCTCTTGTTGTTGTAAATTCATATGCCCTGAAGCCTGTTCTTCCATATTCTCTATCCATTCTAAAGGAACAATAGGTCCTTCCATTGACCCATGTAATTCATGATTTTGAATAGGTTCTCTTGTTTTAGGGTCAAATCCAGCCAAGAAAAGTATATCTTCAATTGGTATTCTTGAATGGTCTATTTTTTGAGTTCGTTTTCCAAATTGACTTTTTTCAGCGTCTTTTAGACCCTCCCAAGTCAAATCTTCTGGAGAATTGTTTTTGTGTAAATTTAGTCTTGGTAAATACTTTAACTTTCTTTTATACCCTTTACCAGCATCTTTCATATCATCTGCATACAGATTATTTATTTCATCTAAAATAAAATCAGCGATAGATTCATCTTTTCCTTCATATGGTAAGTGTACAGCATTTCCTAATGCACTTTGTAGGAATCGACCACCTTCACCTGCTTCGTAATCAGTATCGTTATCTTCTAATCGAAGATGGGTATTTCTTCCCATCATTCTTGGGCTACGTACAGCCCAATTCATTTCAGGAGTCTTACGCATAAGAGCATTGTATGTAAGACGAGAAGAAGGAATTTTTTGTCCACTTGGTAATTCTATAGTGCTCGTATTGTCTAAACCATGTTCATCTATTTGTTGTCGTATGGCGGTTCTTTCTTCTGGTGAAAACCATTCTAAACCTAATTTAAAACCATGATGACCTAATGGTGTTGGATGAACATTGTAATCATCGTCCAAAACACTATCTTCTGTAAGCCACTCATTTGCCTTTTGGTCGAAATGGGCTTCACGAAGTATTTTTTGTATGTCTTGCGAACTTCTTCCTTCTTCCACAAGACTGTCCTTCATGTTAGATGCTTCATTTGATTTCTTCCATCTATGATAATCTCGTTCGTAGAAATCTTTCTGGTGTGTACCAATCGTACCAAATACTTCTGGAGTACCTAATAAATTCATACTCTTTGATTTTGAACCTTGAGGTTTAAATCCAAACGCTAAAGGGTGTTTATTATCTTTAAGATGTTTTATGTATTCTTTTTCCATCTTTGCTTCTTCATCCATATATCCGCCAAAAACGTGCGCTCTTAGCATTTCAACCCAATGAGGCTTTCCTGTTGTAGCATGAAGTCTTAGTGCGGGGTGATTTGCTGGATGGAATGGAAAATGATGTTCTCTATATGGGTGATTTGCTGGATTGGGTCGATACACAGGCCATGTTGAAAAATGGTCAGATAAATTCTTTCCGCCTTGTAATCCATCGAGCCATATGTGATTCGTTAAATCTTCTTGAGTATCTTCTATGTTGTGCAAAAGTCCTTCACCAGTATCTTCACCGGGGTCATATTCTAAATTAGGTAAATCTTCTTCTTTTTCTTTCTTTGCAATAACATCTTCTGCTAATACAAGAAGAGAACCGAGAATGGGTTCACGGGGGGATTTTTCCATAGAGTTCCATGCGATGATGTATTCAGCCGCATTTCGTTCAAGGTCTAAACCATCGTCTAACGATTTTAACAAATCGTATGTAGCGTGGTCTAATTGAGTATATGTCATTTTAACACCGCCTTTCATAGCGGTGTAAATTTAGGACAGGCGTGTATATCCATTCCTTGTGCCATAGGGAGTTTACATCCTGATTCAGATGAACCGCCACAGGTTCGACACAATAGAGGTGCAACACGTTCACTATGCTCTCTCAATGATGCGTGGTCATTTGCTTTGATTACACGCACATTAGACATAGAATCACAGTCCCTTTTCACCCGCAGTATCTTCTCTTTCTGCACCAGTACCAGAATGTGGGTTAAGTCTATTGCCTAAAGATTCTAAACTCGTAGAAGCGTCCTTCTTCTTAGGCTTTTTCTTAGCATCTTCCGATTCAATAGTTTTACCATTAGTGGTGTAATATGCTGTACGAGTTTGTCCACCTGTTTCAGTTACCATGTGAGGATTAACGTCTGAAATTTTTTCAGCCTTGTAACCGGGTTGTGCTTTAGCCATCTTTCCACCACAGCCCATTTTCATGCAACCCATCTTGTTCATCTTAGAACCACAACTTGGACAATCTTTACAATCGCACTTTCCTTCGGGACAATCACATTTTGCTTTGTGAATTGCTAAATCGTTCAAACGTCGTTCTAATTCTAACGCTTTTACGAGAACTGGTGCTTCATCGAATCTTGGCTTCATTAATTCATCTCCGTGTCTTTTGCGGTTTTTGCCATGTCATGAATTTCTTCCCATGACATACTGTGAAATTCTTCATTTGTTTGCGGTATTGATGATGACATATCACCCTTCATAAGTAGTGCATCATTTTCCATATCTGCACGTAGTGGGTCAATCATCACATCTGCCGCTAACGGAGTAGAAATAGATACAAGACCCATCTTACGAAGAAGATTTTTTGGATTCTGTAGTGTAGCCTTTAGTCTTGCATTTTCTGCTTTCAGAAGAGACAAGTCATTGTCCATGTTCTCCATCTTTGTGATGAGAACATTCATGAGTTGCCCTGCGTCAGACAAAGAATCACACCCTACGACCAAGTGTTCCTCGTGATGGATTAAATTCTGCACGTCGCTTTCCTGCTGATACAGTTCCACTTAGTCGATGTCCTGTTAATTCGGTTCGACCTTCTTCTTTTTGGAATGTATATGGTGCTACTCCACCAACGTAGAGGTCTTTTGCACCGGGTGTACGTGCAAGGTTTTCAGCCTTGAAAATTTCTGATTGCAAATCTTCCAAAAGGAAATCACTTAGTTTCTGTACTTCTGTCAAATGTTGCTTGGCTAAACTTCCGTCGCCCTGCTCTAACGCAGTAGCAAATGCTTTTTGCGCTTGTTCCATTTTTCTTGCCATTGGGTGCATTTTTAGTAAGTCCATACGAATCCCTCTTGTCTATGTCATATACTACTTGTTTAAAGAGTTTTAGCGGCCTCTTGGTCTACGAGCGTCTAATAATGTATTAGAAACGTTCTGCATAGGAGATGGTGGTGGTCCTCTTTGTTGAACACTTGAAAGTGGTGAACCACTTCCCATTGTTCCTCTTCTTTGTGGTGCTACAGGACCACGATTTCTCATTCCCATTCCTTCACTTCCGGGTTGCATAGGCATTCCCATACCGGGTGGAACTTGTCTTGACATTGGCATTGGCATACCTCCACCCATCTGTGGTGGCATTGGCATTCCGCCTCTTCCCATCATCTGTGGTGGCATTCCACCGGGTGGCATTCCACCGGGTGGCATCATAGGTGGCATTCCTCCACCACCGGGTGGCATTCCTCCGGGTGGTGCGCCACCGGGAGGTGGTGCTGGTGCTGGTGGTGGTTTAGAATATGTGAAACGGATGTCTCGATTTGCTGGCTCATCGAGTAAGTCAGGTACAAATCCTAATTGTGCCATTCTTTGTGCAACGTTAAGTTCTTGTTCATCTCTACGAAGTCGAGTAATTTCATCTTCTTCTTCATTAGGATAGAGCGTGAGTTTCCAATCACTAACATTCATTTGCTTTAGTAGTCTTGGGAAGAGAATTTCTGTGTATACTTTTTGACCAAATTCTACAGCACGATTAGTAACAAGAATTTGTAGTCCTTCATTATTCAGACCTCCTGATTTACCATTGTCAACCATAAAGATAGACGATACACCATAGAAAGCGGCTATACGATTTCGTATTTCATCACGTACACCGATGTATTGCATTTCTTCAAGTGTGTCCATAAATTTGACCCAATTGACCCCTCCTCTTCCACTCGAAGATTCGATACCAACACGAGGAATATAGTGAGGGTCACGTTCCATTTTTTCATCAGTTGCCTTCCAAAATGACTTCATTGATTCTAAGTTATCTGTTGTAACAGAAATAATACCCTTTGGAATTCTTCTCTTTTGGTAAGCAGTATAGATGTAGTTATCCATTGCTGTGAGTGTCATTGCTTGTCTCCACATTGTGTTAACTGGAGAACGACCATACAATTTCGATGGATTATATTTTGAAATGTGCAGTACTTCCCCTTCAACAAAGTATTGTGTCTTACCACTTCCAGCCATATTCACGTAGTGAACATCTTGCATTTCACTTCCACAAATTTCACATTTATCACTTTCAGAATGTGTCTTTACATTTTCTCGATGCACTAAACAAATTTTGTAACGTCCACCACGTACTCCACGCTTATCAGCAACGATTCGCATAAAGATAGGGTCGCCTCGTATCATTTCTTTAACACGATAAAACTGAACTTCTTTCGTTTCAGGGTCAATAAAATATTCTTTTATTAATACAAGGAAGCCATCATCTACAATATTCAAATCACTTTCAAGTTCATGTAAAAGATGGAAGAATGATTGTTCCATACTGTTTTCTTGTTTTAGTAACCACTTAGGATAAGTGATTTCATCAATATCAGGTTTTCGAGTTGTACCACCGCATAATTTACAAGTTTCAACTTCTTCTTGATATTCTTCATCACATTGAGTACATTTTGCAGTAAACTTCTTTTCCCAATAAAAACCACGACGAAACATTTCTTGTCGTAATTTAGAAAGTACAGTACGAAGAATAAGTGATTCAGTACTTACAGCAAAAAGAGCAGGTATAGTAATACCTTGAGCCATAACAGGTTCTTGAATACCACTTGACCAAAGTGGCATTGTTGGAGTTGGGCTTTCCTTTCTTTTGAAAGGCCGACCTAAAGCCGACAAAAATCGTGATATTCTTCCATCTTCTTCTGCGATTACAATCCCTCCGCAAATGCGCCTATAGTGTCAGCATCAACGCCCCACTTGTTCAAGAGAGAGTCGGCTTTGTTTTTATGGTCTTTCCAATTACTGAATGTAACTAACTGATATAATTCAGTCTTTCTCATCTTATCTTTTTCATCTACATAAGCAAGCATAGCCTTTGCTTGCAAGTCTTTTAGACGCATATGAGGCATGGAATGTTTGAGAACATGGCGAATATCATCCTTCGATGCAAATATGAGCCGATGAATAGTTTTTTGTGTATTCTTTGCTACTGTTTGGTCAGTAACTAATCGACCACAGCCAACAGCCTTTTGCAAATCTTCACACAACTGCTTACCCATATTTCCACTGGCAACGAAGGTTACACGAGGGTCGCCACGTTGTGAAATAAAGATGCTTCCATCTGAATCAAGTGAACCGGCCATGTACCCCCATATGTCTTTGATAATTAACCCATGCGTACCAATTTTAATGTAATTCCCTCTCGACGGGGCTTTGTAAATATCAAATTCTTCCCCGTATGTTTTGAGTAAAGATGCCATCTTTTGAGGAGTTATGTTCTTTTCTAATGTACCCAGTCCACGTCTTACGAGTTCACGAGATTGTAAAGGACCTTCTTTTTCCAATACATCAGATGCAAATTCTAATGCTTTAACATCATTAACAGGTAATTTTTCTGCTTGCTTCAATACATTTCTCCACATTTTTCTTGCGTCTTTTTGTAATTGATTTGCATTGACCCATTCTAATTGGTCATCAACATTCCAGTCAACTTTTTCATTAAGCATATTCAATACAGTATTTGCTTTCAAGAATAATTGACAGGCTTTTTGTAAACTTATTGAACGTGATTCTCCAAACTTTCGTAGTGATTTTAACGCTTTATCGTTTATACCCATATTCTTTATGACATCAGAAAGACCATCAGACCAAGACAAATTGGTAATAGTGGCTTCTACTTCCATTGATTTTAATGTTCTAACATCTTTAATCATAGAATCATACATATCTCTATTGGATTTATCGTTTCTACGGGCTTTACGACATTCACGTATAATTTGGTCAGCACTCTTTCCCCATGTGGATTCGAGCCAACCATCTCCATTCTTAGCAAATGAATATGATTTTAATTCCTCTTTAACAACTAAAGATGAACTTACTGGTTCAATAGGTAGATTATCATATTGAAATTGTGGGTGCTGTGATATACTTTTGACAAGTAAATTAGAAAACTCATCGTTTCCTAAAACGGGGAAATCATACTCATCCCCGACAAATGCACTCCCCCACATATTGACCTCTCCGTTGACCACTCATTTAATTGTTCTTACATCAATGATTCATTTGTTGTTGATGTTGGTCTAACATTTGATAATTTGGAAAAAGATTACCACAAGTGTAACATTGTTCCATTCTACCCATTTTCTTTGTGTCATCAGCCTTTTTAACGCCGACTTTCTTTGGTTTAGCACCAATGGCAATTACCATTACCATGCCTTTTTTTCCTTTCATGTCTTTCATGTCTTTTTTATCTTTCATTGCTTTCACCACCGTAGGTTTGCCACCAACGCCTTGCTTTTTTGCTCGCTTGCGTTTTGTAGCCGCTTGTTTTTGACCGCTACTCATAGAGCCGCTTGTCTTTGGAGTTTTACTTGAAACTTTCACACTTGGTCTACACTTTGGGTAACCTTTGCTTGATTTACTTGCCTTACTTCTTCCACAAGGAGGGTGCTTACCGTCCTTGTTTTTACGTGATACGTCAACCCATTTTTCTTTGAACCATCGGTTCAAATTTTTTACAATGAGTGTATCATGGCAAGTACATCGAGTCATTCAGTATACACCGACCATTTTCTTAATGTTTTTTTGTTTGTCAATAAGAGCATAACAAGGACACTTTGGAGATGAAGCCGAGCATTGGTTACCCTCAATCATGCAGACGCATGGTGTTTTCTTTGTACCACCGCAACAGCAAGAAGGTTTCTTAAGTTTCATTTCTTTTTCCCCTTTTTCTTAAACTTTCCTTTACAATATTGTACAGCCCATCCATTAGCATATGCTGATGGGTACACGTCAAATTTTTTCTTAGCCGCCGCTTTACCAGCAGGGCATAATTTTTTTTCAAGGAAATCCCAAGCAGTTCCCATCCCTACACAATGTCCACATTTACAAGTCATGACATAGCCTCCGGTCTTCCATGTTCAATCCAGCATTTTTCACAGAAACCAAATGGTTTTGATTTACCATTCATTAATGCTACAAAGCAACAGGTATGATACAAAAAATTATGATTCCCTAATGCTAAAATATTATCGTTCATTTAAAACCCCCAATCATCAAATGGATAAATCATCCTCTTACCTCTTTCAAGAAAGCCTTTCTTTTCATATCTTCAAAAATTTGTGCGTAAGGGTCAACATCATCTAAAACTGGTTCAGGTTCAGTTTCAAAGAATGACGGTGCTGGTGGAAGTTGACTTGGTTCTTCAATCTGTTTTTGTTCCGCAAGTATACGATTGTATTCATCAGCCTGTTCTTGAGTCATACCAGCGTATGGGTCGCCATGTTTTGCACGAAGATTTCTTAACGATGCGACAGCAACATCATCAGCAAGTTTGGGAGACTTTTCTTTAGGCTCGGCGTTGGGGTCGTTTAAGTTACCCATCGCCCTTTGTGTATTGAGTTGCTCTTTCCGACCATCTTGCATTAAACCAAGTTTGTGAGCACGATAACTTTTCAAGAAAGACCAACAAATATCAAACGAGTAACTCATGGTATAATCCACCCGCCTGTGTTCTTACCACCAACAGTATTGTCAAGCCAATCACCAAATCCGGGCATGTAATCATCGAGTGAAACAATGCTTCCCTTGAACTCTTTTGTACCCCAATTAGCCAAAGCCAAAGCCATTGCCAAGTCATCGTGAGTACCTACAGATTCTAACTTACCGTTCTTTTGCATTCCGAATCGGTTTAGTTCTTGTTCTAATTTATGTGTGAAAGTACGGCTTCGTTCATCACCATACGGTGTTCTAATCTGCCCTTGTTCAAATGCCATAAGTAAAGACATGAATATACTCTCTTTTCTTTGTCGAGTAGTCATAAATGTTTTAATCGGTATATCGCTACGCATATCTTGCAGTTCAGCGGCGAACATACGCTGGAAGTTGTTACCTTCAAGTTCAATCAAATCAGGTTGAAACCGATTGTTAAGCATCAAAATGTGTTTCTTTTGAGCCGCACCACCTAATCCTTTTTCATGTATAACACCAACAATTTGTTTGGTATGGTCATCTGGTAAAGTACGCATAACAATCATTGCTGTATAATCAGCGTTCTTATCCGAAGCAATTGCTGTGTCCCATCCTATGAAGTGTTGACCGAATACACCTGCGGGATTACCATTCTCATCAAATTCAGTATCAGCCCTGTCGAGTAATACAAGGTCTTTATCACGGGCTTTGTCGAGAATATCGTTAGGGAACATACTCGCAACGTCGTGAATAGGCTCACAAAGATACTCACGAGAAAATTGTATCGCTGGCATTGAAAGTCTACGTTGGTCGAGTGTTTCAAGATTCCATCGTTCAGGCCAAAGGGCTTCTCCAGCGGCATCTATTGCCGGATATGTCTCGACAGTAAAGGCATCTCTTTGTTCTAATTCAGCGTACAAATCGTTGTATGAAAACGGCGTACCGACAATCATCATACGACCTGTGTGGTGCAGAACAGGGAGAAGAACACCATAGAACCAATCAGCGGCTCGCTGTAATTCTGTACCTGTTGTACCCCATAGAATATCGTCGCATACTACAACGTGAGGGTGGAAACCACGAGTACCACCACCAACGGACTTAGCCATCATTCGGCTTCCGTTCTCAAACTCGAAGTATGTTTTTCTCCACGGCCTTCCTTCTGGAATAAGTTCACGAAGGATTGGTGTGGATTCAATGTTATTGCGAATAAATCTCATGTGTTCCAATGTTTGTTCCAAAGAGTGAGAGAAAATCATGACGTGTGTTCCGGGCTTAAATGCCGCTATCCATAGAGCATAGGACATAAAGAATACAGACTTACCGTGGTCACGACTCGCTTTAACACAGTAATATTTGTTTTCTGCTAATCCTTTGTCCCAACTTTCATGGTGGTGCGAATAATCAAATCCTAATATGTCCTCAAAGAAGTATCGAAAAGACTTTGCAGACATCTGTTTATCCATATCGTGGATAAATTCATTGATGTCGCCTTCCATCGGAATATCTATTTCATCACTTCCTTAGTGTAAATAATGTATAAACTGCGAATTGACCTGCTTCATGAGGGGTCATTTTGTACAAATATCCACCAAACTCGTCATAGAGTTGCTTGACGTATGCTTTGAGCATTGCTTTCCACATATCTTTAGGCATACTTTGACTCCAAGTTGTTTGATGTTGACCTAATCCTTGATTCAAATCAGGTGTTTGACCCCAAGTTTGAGGGTCAGTAGCAAAATTACCCTGTGATGCAATCGCCCCTTGTACTGCCCCACCATGTGCTTGTTGGCCTTGAGGTAACGTGTTATAATACGAATCTAAAACGCTATTTGCGTTATTCATATTAGACGGACTCAATGCATTAGCAGTACTTGTTGGTGTTGTTGCTTGTTGCTGATAATTTGGCATTTGAGCACTTGGCATTTGAGCATTAGTTTTCAACTGTTCCATTGCTAAGTCCATTGGACTTTTTGCCGGTTGTGCCGGTTGTGCCGCCATTCCTTGTGGTTGTTGCATATGTTGATTCATTGCATCGCCCATTACTTGCGGTGTCATAGGTTGCTGTTGTTGCATAGGTGCTTGCGGTGCAGATGCTATCTGCCGCCCTAAGTTTTTACCAGCATTTAGCATTGCGGTATTATTTTGAGGATTTACCGGTCCTTGTCCAGTATTAGTCCCATGAAGAAAGTTTTGAAGAGGTTGATTCAATTGAGATGGTAAACCATCAAAAGGGTTAGAGATATTTGTAGGTGCTTGTGGTTGTTCTAAACGTGCTTTATAAGCACCACCCACCGTTTCGGGACTCATACCGGGTGGTACTGCTGTGTTTACTGGTGGAGCACCTGTTTGCCCACCAACATTTGGTGATGTAGAATTAGAAGTTTTCATCCACTCAGGTTTTGCAGGTTTTGAGTCACCGGGCTTTGGTACATTGAATCGTGCAGGACCCTTTGCTCTTACTCCTACTTGATTGGAGTTAGAACCTGTTGTATACCCTCCCATTCTTTCAGTAGGGGTACTTTGAGGGATTTGATTTTGTTGACTTTGGAATTTTTCAGCACCTTGTTTACCCGCTTCAACACGGCCAGCCAAAAATTTTCCACTTGGGTCAAGCCCTTCGTATGTATAACCAGCACTAAGTGGTGCGAATAAATTACCACCTTGCATTTGATGCGCTGTTTGTACAGCAGTTCCACCAAGTGCCGCCCCTTTACCAGCCAAACCAGCCGCCGCCGCAAGGCGATTTAGTTTTCCAGTTCCTTTTCCACCAAAAAGCGTCCTTCCTAATTCTAATGCAGATGGTCTTTTAGCGTCAGGTGTTTGATAGAGCGTTGCCCCTGTATTTTTCAATATCAATACTTTCTTACTCATTGTATCATCTCAAATTCATTTTGATTACTTTTACAACTTTAGGTTCTACGTTGTATGATTTTGCAATATCATACCAATCGCCCATTGTGTGGTTTATTGCATTAACTTCGCTACTGGTAAGACCAACATATTTTGCTAAGTTTAATGGTGAATTTAATGTGTTTGTTAGATGAGGTACAACGTCGTTATCCATCTGTGCTTCGTGGTACTGCATACGCTCAAGAGCCTTCATGAGTTTATCCATAAGTGGCAGGTGTGCGTCCTCGGACTTCATGTAATCAGTTAGCAGACGTTGGCGTGGGTCTGATAAGGCTTGCTGTGACCTTGCTTCTAACTCGCTCAATGGTGCATCGGTGATTGATTGTGGACGTGATGCCCCTGCAATCTGTAACATTTCACGGAACTGTGATGGTGAAAAGTCCGATATTTGATGTCGTACATCTTGGAATCTTGGTGAAACAACTGGTCGTTCACCCTCCACAGGGGGTGTCTCAACCGAAGTTTGCTCAGGTGAACGAACAGGAACATGAGTAGCCACAGGAGGTAGGGTCTGCGGTGTTTCCTTCGGTTGAGACAATGATGGTTGGCCTTCATCCATTTGTTGGCCGTTAGGTGCGAAATCATCTATACTGTGAAGATATGCTTGCATATGGTCATCTAAAATAGGTTCAGGGTATGCCCCTGTTTCATCCTGTTGTGGATAACCGTGAATCATTTGTGAAGGCATAGGAGATGAAGGTATATCTCCCAATCCCATTTGCACAGGATGACCTCTTGCTTCTGCTTGGTGATTTGCTAATGCTTCGATAACGTTACGGAATCTGTCAACTTGTCCGAGTCGTTGTTCACTATATGGTAAATTTGCGGCTTCTAATTCATCGGAAGAAACACCATGTTCTCCCATTTTACTTCGACCTTCTTCGCTTCCTTCTCCTGATGCACGAGCCAATGCAAGTAGTCGAGCCGCATTTTTATGCAACCCTTGACCACCTTTTTCTCCACCAGTAAGATACTTACCATGTTCTTCTACAGAAAGTGCTTCTTCTCCACCACCGTATTTATCCATCATATGATTGTATAACTTTTTGAAATTACCTTGATAACTGCGGCCAAACAAATACATCATAGCGGGAACGTGAGCCATATCTTTGACAAGTGCTTCTTTGAGGTCTTTGTTTCCAAGAATTTCATGAAGTGGTCGTTGAATCATATTAGGTGCGCCGAGAGTACCTGTGTTAAGTGTAACAGGAACATCAGGAATTGATTCCATTCCACCTTGTTCTATCGCTTGGTCAATCATGGCGTGAGCCGCCGCTACAAGTTTTGTTGGTGCGCCTCCACCACTCATGATGTCTTTATTTTCATTCTTTTGAGATGGATAAAAGAAAACATCAGGAAGATGATGTACTGTAGACCAAGTGTGTACAGATTCTTGGTCAGGAAAGTAACCGGGTTTTGCACGACCCATCATATCACTTGTGTATGTTTCAGGGTGTTCACCCTTGTTAGAGTACACCCATCCTTCGGGTGCTGTATGATTAGAATAGACATAAGGATAGGTAACTCCTGATTTTAGTGAACCTTTTATTTGTCTGTCCTCAAATCCCATGTCTTGTAAGATATGGAATAAGTTTTGATTAAATGGAATGTAATATGATTCTATAAAACGACCAAAAGGAGTTTGGTCAGCGTTTTTATTTGTTAATGCAGTAATGAGTGTTCGGTTATGTGTACGGCTTTGTCTATTTGTCTGCTCATTTCCTTCTGCGTCTTTCGCAGTAGTACCTTGAGGTAAAGTATTTGCACGAATTTTTCTCCATGCCATATTGTCGAATGGTGGTAATTCGTGATGTTGCCCATGAGAATGAGAATTATTAAAATTTCCAATTGCTTTATTGATAACTGCAATAGGGTCTACATCTTTTCCATGCATCTTAAAAAAATTAGCAAGAGAAACAGCCAATGAATCTATACCGTGATAGAAATTTCCATGTTGTGTTTTGTAAGCCAATGGTCCTTGACTTGAATCAAACTCACCGGGTACAATATCCCCACGGCCATTGTGTGCAAATGCAGGAATATCAGGTTCTTGTGCAGGGCGAAAAGTCTGTGGAGGAGGGTTGCGAAACGCTGTAGGACCTTCGGGTGGATGAGCAATCATACTCCATGCTTTAAGCAAACGTGGAGGTTGAATGTGTATCATCCCATATGCCCCCGCTTAGACGTTATGTAACCAGCAGGGTCAAGACCTAAACGACTTGAATTTGTTTCAAGATTCTGTGTAGGTCCATCATTTTTCTCATCTTCATCTTCGTGTTGGTGTACACCAGCAGGATGACTTGGTATGTGTCCGTTTTCCATTGCTGAACGTGTGCCTTGCATTGATTTACCAAGTTTTTCAGCACGTTCTTGTGCTCGTATCAAACGGCGAAGAAGATTGAGTTTATGGTATGTTAGTGAATTAGTGCGCCCTTTGAGCAATTCACTTTCAGCACGTTCTTCACTCATCATCATTGGTGCAGAAGGTTGCGGAAGCGAACTGATGCTTGAAGGTGCTTGCGTTGGTTGACTTGGAACACCCATTGGTGCTTGCATAGCCTGAACAGGATTTCGTGGTCGTCGTATTCGTGGTTGTCGGATGCCTATTTGACGAAGAGATGGGCGATTCATTTGACCTGATTGACCTGCTAATAGTCCTCCAATACGACCTGCACCAGTTGGACCTGCTGAAACTGAACGCTCACCGTATCGAGCGTGAGGTGAGAATGAAGAACGGACATTTCCTAAAATTTTACGAGCCTCCGATTGACCCATGTATTGTCGATACTTCTGTGGGTCTTTTGACATAGGTTGCTTAGTAGCGATACCACGGTGGCTCATCTCAACAGACAAGTGAGGCTTCATCAGTCCCGTTTTCTTACTTCCTTTGATACCACGCATACGTGCTCGGAATCTTCGCATTGTAGAACCTGCGGGATTCATACCACCGGGTGGTCGCTTAAATTGACCAGTCGATGGTCTAAATTCTTGTCGCTTTTCACGGCGACGACGTGATTGAATTTTATTCGGTGTATCTCGCTTAAGTAGCGAACTCCAAGCATTCTCCATTGGTTCACCTGTTGCAATTTCTTGGTCTGCAAAGAATTTAGTAGGGTCTGTTTCTTGTAAATTTCTTAGACTCTCTTCTGCTTGTTGACGATTTGAATCAATTTTTGGCATACGACGTGCCATATTACTGATATTGTTCATAAACTGCTGTCGTACTTGAGGGTCGTAATCATCCATTCTATGTTGCATTTCAATGTAATCAGGATTTTGTTTTCCTTCATACATCATATCTTGTCCAATATCTCTTAAAGATTGATTATCGAGTTCAGGCATAATTAATTTTGCGGAAGGTATACCTAAACTTTCTAAAATATGTTGCTCTTGTCTATCAGGTCGCATCATTTGTTGTATTACACGGTCAAATCGTTTTGCTTCTTGACTAAGACCTGATTCTTGAAGTCTGTCTCGTTCTTGAATTAATTCTTCGATGGATGCTTTCAACAAACTACTCCAAGCACCATCCATTGGCTCACTCATTGCAATTGGTAACGGTCCAGTCATTGCTGAACCTGTACCTGTTTTTGCACCTGTTGCAATATCGAGAAGATTACCACGACTTCCAGCAGGACCACCTTGTAGTCCCATCTCTCGTTCATCGTCTTGTTTGTTGCCGTCATCTTCTGCAACAGGAGATTCTTCTCCTTTCATTCCTTGAGAAGCACGAACTTTGAGATGTTTTATTTTGTCTCTACGTTCTTTCTTTTCTTCGGCACGTAACTTTTTCTTTTCATTCCTCTCGTCTTTATCTTGAGGAGATGTAGGATTGTATTTTGTTTCACCTTCGTTAGCAGATGAATACATAGTGTCTGATTCACTACGTGGTGCATACATTCGAGTATCAGAACCTCTTCCCATCATTGGCATTATTCAACCCCCATGTTTTCTTGTAATCGAGACTTTATCTTAGCCCAAGTTTCAGGGCTTTCTTTTCCAAGTTCGACCTGTAAAATATTGAATGTTTGGTTAACTTGTTGTGTTTCACCTTGAGGACCCCATTGTTCTTGGAAGCGAAGCAAGTCCTTGACTGTTTCTCGTACTTCTTTGTGAAGCATAACAGCGTCCCGAACAAACCCGTCCTCATGTACAGTCCCTTCATCAAGAAGTTCAGTTAGTTTCCCATTTAATCTTTCCGCATTTGTACGAAGTAAATCTAATTCATTACCAACTGCAAAGGATGCTATTTCAAGAGCCGCTGTTTTCTGCACCAAAGGTTGGAAATGATGCTTCATATGTTGATAAACGAGGTTTTCACTAATTCCGACTTCTTCGGCTATAGCATCTATCTGTGAACCGTCAGAAAAATACAGTCGTTCATAATCAGCACGATTGGGAGATGTGCATAGAGCGCATGTTTCGTTAGCCGCAACGTGGTATTCACCCATGTGATTTCTAAAATGTCGGTCTGTAGTATTGGTTCTCCATCCCTTATCTTTGTCAAGTTGCTTTGGAGAAATGTACCCTTGTAAAAGTTGTTCTTCTAACTCTTCACGGTCATCATCCATGCAGAATGAGCAAGACCGTTTTACTACTTGCTCACCCGCCGCCATTGTCCATGTTACGGGTATCTCTTTGAAAACAATTATGGTGAAGATAAGATTGGAATGTACTATGTGGAGAGCGAAAAGAATAGCCGGAGTTCCTATCTCTAAGGATTCATTTAGAAGCATTTCTCAAGCCGTAAAGGATTTATCAAAACGTGATTATGCAGACGATGATGAAATACTTCATAGAATTAGAATATGTAGAAAATGCCCACACTACGGTACTCAATGCACCGCTTGCGGGTGTCATTTAAACACAAAATTGAAACTTAAAAATTCAACTTGTCCTCTTCACAAGTGGAAATTAACCACGAGTGATTCTGGAGTAGACTCCAGTGAGCATCAAAGCACTTCCAAAGAGTCCGACGAGATAGTAGGACAAGGTGCTTGAAGAAAGGTCTTGACCTTTGAAAATTAGTATCATGAGCATTACAACGATTACAGAAATAAATTGCACCATAATCATGTCAATAATGACACTTCTTGTAGGGTTTAGTACGTTGAGTGAAGTATTTCCAAATCCTAACGGCATGTAATTTTTATCATTCATATTATCGACTCCCTGTAATAAAATTGCGAGCGAAGTTCCCTACGCCCCCACCAACCTTTCGCATCATTCCTTCATCTGCAAGAGCCGCTTGTAACGCCCCTCCCATCATAGATTGTTGCGCCATAGTGTTGAGTTGCATTTGATTTTGTTCCGCCATCTGAACATTTTGAGTTGCCGCACTTTGAAGGGCTGTAAAATTAGATTGAATATTTTCACTACTCATAGTTTGAAGATGCGATGGTAATGATGTAATATCCATTTTTAAATTACCATCATCATCAGCAACAAAATTTGCATTTTTGAATACTTCAAGTACACTAAAGGTAACAATATTGTTAAACATCTGTACAAGTGTACCCATAGATTCACTTGCAAGGAAACGGTCTACTGGTACAATACCTCGTAGAAGCATTATTTGAATTTCAAGTTCACTCGGTGGAGCAACAGGTTGTTGCATCCACGGATTTTGTTCACCTGCCATACCTTGCATAAACGGATTTTGAGACATTCCCTGCATTTGTTGATTAGCAAATGGATTTTGCATTGACTGTGAGGGTTGATTATTCGAGACTCCGAGGTTCAATGCCCCGTTTGAATTATTATTACCGTTAAAATTAAGCATCTCACTCACCTATCCCATGCTGTTGTTCTTCAAGAGTGTTTTGATAGGGTTGTTGATTCAACATTGTTTGAAATGCAGGAGTTGGTTGGTTCATCATTGCCAACTCTTGTTGAAAAATTCTAAGGTCAAAGACAATCATGGTAACATCATTTTGTCCATTAGTCGGATTTTCATAATTAAGTATAGAAATTCCCTTTGTGCGCTTGCTATCTTTTTCTAACATTGCAAAGAAATCTTCATACTTTGATAAAAATGAGGGAGTGGGGTCTTTTTTGGCTATAGCCGCTACAGGTACAGTTACCATTGATACTCCTCGTTTTACTTTATCACGTAGTCTACGTGGGTTTGCTTCACGAATTTTATCTTCTTCTGCTTCCCACTTTACTAAAAGATGATACAAATGAAGATGCTCAGGGCAGTATGTACCTTTCATTTTACGACCACTTGAAACCTTTTCACGAGCAACAAAGGCTTCTGCTTGCATAGTAACTGGGTTTTGCCAATACAACTGCCACAGGGAATAACCTGTATCTTCATCAGTAATTTTAGCATACAAATTATCATGTTGTATTAAAGTTGCACAATCACAACCATCTACAACACACACACTTGCTTGCTTATCGTATCTGTATTTACGGCCAAAGAACCATCGAAACGGATTATACCACGGTCTTTTTGCTGGTGAAAGTAATTTGTATGCTTGCTTAATGTCTTTCTTTCGTGCCTTTTGGGGGTCAGGGTGTCTTGACGGGAAGAAATTTACCTTTGGAACTTCTAAGTTTTGTTCGCTTGCAATATTTTGCATTGCAGATTGTGCTGTTGCTTGTTCCATAAGTGCGGCATGAGAAAGTGATTCATTTCCTTGTTGACTCAAAGCATACAAGTGTGCTTCGTTTGACGTAGCCAATTGTTGCATACCTGTATTTCTATCAAAAATCATTGTCATTCTATCACCTTATTTATCATAATTTGTCGCTCTCCTGTTTCTGAATCCCATTCGATGCTCCATACTAATGAATCACTTTTTGAAATTTCCATCATTTCTACTATCCAATGCGGTATAACGCATCTTAGGCTTTTACTGTGTTTTCCTACTGATGTAACTGTTGTTTTTGTCATTGTATCACCTATGCTGTAAGTAAATCGACCATTGTGTTTTCTACATTCCATCCAATACGAGTCGCCATAAAAGACCTTCTTGTTGGTATACCACCTTTTTGTAAGCGTATTAAATCATCTCGGAATGGGTCGAATACCTTATGTTCTCCTATACGGTCTTGTTGCCAAAGCATGGCGGCTGTGTCATCAAAAAATCTGTCTGCTTTATTTGCAACAAGCATAATGAGTTTTGGAACGTACTTCTTTCCTTTACGCCGAGCCTTAAAATTTCGATAACGATATTGTCTATGAAGTATAGCATCTACAAGATACTTAAAACCACCAATTTGTTTTATTGCGTCATCTCCACCTTTGAATGCTCTTTCGTCAAACATATAGACAACTGCTTCAACTTGTCGATTGACCATATCATCAATCCATAAATTCCAAAATCGTTCTTGACCTCCAACATCAGAAGAGTACACTACACGTTTATGCCCTTTCCAAGAAACTCTTTTTCGTGATGGCTTTGGCATGTTGTACTTACCAAGAAATTTTTTGTGGTCTGTACGTTCAGCATCGGGAATTTCTTCCATTTCACCGGGAGTAGTCATGTAACGGTCAAGCGTTGTTTTACCAACTTGCCCTGCACCATATATTCCCACACGTCGAGGTCGCCATGAGTTGTATAGAGATTGACCCCATACCATAACACCAACCAATGCGGAACCTGCGGGGTCAACCATTAGAACAACTCCAGTAACCAATTACCAAATGCTTCTATTTTCAATACAAACCACTCTATTGTGTTATCCCAAACAGATACATCAGTACTTTTTTCCCAAAGACTTGTTCCTAAAATAGCGATAAATGTGAATAAAAATGTACGAAACCATCCCCATCCCTTCTCGTAATAATTGTCTAATGTGTTTTGAGTATGCATAGCCCGAAGTGTTGCTTCGGTACTATCGTCCGTTGGCGTTTTAAAAATGCGCCCCAATTAATCACCTTCATTGATTTTTCTTTTCGTCTACAGCACCAAGATGCATTGGTTTGTCAATAATGGCTTCATGTTTTGGTGGATTCTTAATCAACATATTGTCATCATATTGAGTTACCATAGAAGTTGAACCCCCCTGTACTCCCCATGAAGGAGGCATCTTACCGGGATTTTGTTCCATCCATTGCAGTTCACGCTCAAGTTGTGCTTCTTGCATACGCATTTCCATATCGGCTCTACGATTATCAAAGTTTAACTGTGTATTTCGATAACGTTGTTGGCGTTGTCGCTCTTGATTTTGTATCTGTACTCGCTCTTGCATGTTCTGTTCAAAGAACATCTTGAAGAAATAGTACGCAATACCTTGAACAAAGAAACCAGCCATAGCGTATGTAAATCCATTCACCATAGCGTCGTCATTGTTTAACCAAATTCCTGCGTCGTATACTCCAACTGATAGTCCAATTAACGCTGATTGCGCTAAGATTAGCCCCATCAAACGAATTTCTGCGTCCGAGTTATCATTACCTGCTTGCATGTCGCTCAATGTTGGTCACTAAAATGGTCAACATAAACATTTCGCTATGTTCACTATACCACTTTATTCACTTTATTCATACAAGTGGTCACTAAATTGACTATAAGTTATGGTCAATTTATTATAGTCCTACTCTCTATAATATAAGAGAGTGTAGTAGTCACTTAGATGACCATAACTTTGACCAAAGTGAACTAAGTGAATTTTTTGACTTCTTCTTTCCTGTAACAAATTCTACATTTGTTACTGCTTCGGTCTTATCTATCTTCTTTGATTCGTCATCGAACCATCTGTCAAGCATCTTACATCGTGTCATTGTTTTCATCTCCATACGGTTTTGCTAAATACGCCCCTTGTTTTAGCATCATTTGATTAGCATCTTCCCAATCAATTTCATTATGTAGTTCAGGGTTAAAAGAACTTACATCGTGAGTGCTATCTAACCACTCTCCTGCGTCTTTAAAAGCACCAAAAGCATATCTTTTGTGAACTCCTTCTTTCATAGGGTCGTTACCTACAACATGATATGGTTTAATCAAATAAGGTTGTGCTGAATCGCCATAATGCATGTCAGTATCGTAGCCAAAGAAAGGAACCCATTGACCTGCTTGCGGCTCATTTTCTTCATATTCAGTCTGCCCCGTTTCAAAATTGTATGCCGAGCCTCCGCCACTTCGTTGATAAAATGGTACTTTTCTTTTTATACCACGAGAATTGGTCATTGAAACTAAACCAAAAGGCTCTTGGCTTTTACTATAACCTAAAAAATTAAATTTATATGGTTGAGATTGTTTTAACAACAGCCAAGCACTTTGCATTGGTGTCATAACATCACTCTTCATGTCTTAGTGTACCCTTTTCTTTAAAATGTCTTGCTCGGTTACCGTGTTCAGACTCAAGGGTTAATTTTCCGCCTTCTGTATGCGAAACGTCCATATGGTTATGTTTTCCGTAAATTCCACGGTTCCTTCTTTCCCGATTCAGTTCTTCACGGTACTTTACACGTTCAGGGCTTGACTCGTATTTCTTGTCGTATTCTAACTTGTGTTGCTTCGCTTCGGGGCTAATGCGGTCTTTGAGCAA